AGCCCCTCAAATAAAACCTGAAGGTATAGCCGGGGCCATACTAATTTTATATACCGTCTTCTCGGTCCTATACTATAGGATTCTTGGAGAAAAATGGAGCGCCCGAAAATCTTAGAAAACTAAAATCCTCAGCCGCAGCACTTTCTTCAGAGAACGTGGTTGTGGATGCAGTTCTATCGTATCCATCAAGATACATTTTATAGAACTTAGTCCACCACGTAATTTGGTCATTTGTCGAATTCCCCGTACCAATTAAATCATCAGTAAAGGAAAATGCAAATAAATTGCTTGAGTAAAATGGGCATTCGAACTCCACACCCCCATTGGTATGTGGCACAAAGGAAACAGTTCCGTCTAACTCAGCGACGGGAATCTGATTTACCCATGATACACTTTCGGTCGCGCCATTTTGGACGGGACCTAAGGTTACGGATACCCTATCTAGAGCACCGGTAGCGGCTCCATTGTAAATGATGCGCGCACGTTTACGAATTCCTCCCCTAACCCCTAGGAAGGCATACCGCATATATCCAATTAGCGAAAATACTGGAGTGGCCGAACCATATGCAGGTAGTGGTTTAGGCATTATCTGTGCCTGTACTAGCAAGGTATCTTCAGATGCACCTCCAGCAACTGTGGAACCTACACCGGAATAACAAAAACGTTTCAACGCCCCTCGCAGGGAAATCGGTTGTTCTCCGAAGTGAAAATTGGAAATATCATCTAGTGAAGCAGTCGTTTCATTGAGTTGCACACATGACACGAGCTCATCGCTCTTATCGTCATATTCCCCAGACTCAGTTATGTAACGCTCAGTGGGTAATTGGGTATCCCCCAACTGGTTGCCCATTAATCCCTCAGCATGCACATATACGTTAACGCTCACAGATGAATCATCTGGGGATTGAATGTCAGTGAAAGGCACAACACCAATATATCCATTCACATATTCATAAGATTTGGTTCCTGCAACGAACACCTTCTCATTATATATTGATGATGGAGCTGTCATAGTTAATGCCCAAGCTCGCGGGTGGGCCCATTCGACGCAGAATTCTACGCTCTGAGTTTTCTGAATGTCGATAATCTTCATAAAGTTCTTATTTAAAGAAATGTTTGAATTAATCAACGTTGCTTGAGCGATGTTGGGCTCAAAGAAGACTGCAATTTTCCCTCTGTGATAAGCAGAACATACAATTTCAAATCTATACACTATAGTACCTCTCCAATAATGAAAGGGCAATATTGCAAATGACATTGGGGTCGGTTGGTAATAATCTCGTATAATTCCGCGAGTAATTGTATCCAACTGTGGGTGTACTTTACACAACCAAATAGGACTTGCCATTTTGGTGTCTGTTGGAGCCCACGTGAACGTGGTTAAAAATGCTTCACGTTGACCTAACCCTGCAATAGTCAATTCATCGTCAGAAATCCCTGTTATGCGGGTATCAACTGTCAACTCCTGTTTAGGGTCGTAAGTAATACGCTTTGCGGTCTCAGATCCTATGGATTGAGCCCCATTGCAATAAGGGCGATTTTTAACATACGTCGGCTCTGTTGTAATAACGGGGCGCGACCATCCGAACCAAGATGCCACGCCTGCAACGCCTGAAAAAATCATGGATGAAGCTTTCGCAAGTGGTGCAATAGGTGGAATGGCTGTTAGATAATCACTCCACGTCGCTGCACTGGTTGCCAGCTTCTCTACGGGACCCGAATCAAACTCATCAGACTCCGTCGTAATAGTAACCTGTGTAGCGGTTGGACAACCAAGTTGAACATTGGTCATCCATGCATAAATTTGTACCGAAATAGGAGAGGCAGCTGAATCAACAGCTGCTACGTCATTCAAAGAATAAACATATAGAGATCCAGCCTCTTCTAGATCAGAGTAAGACGTGACGTCAGATATGACGCCTGATGAACTATTGTATAACCTATGCATTGGCTTCGTTGATATAAATGGACATACCATCTCAACGGGCTTATTGGATTTTATATCCATAGTTTTCGCACCGGGTGCTTGGGAAAGATAATTCAAAAAATTGATTCTGGCCGCGGGAAGTGCAGCAATTAATGATACATAAGACTCAATATTTATATTCCTTTCTGGATACGGCTGGTACGACAACAACAAGCGTCCATAATGAAATGGAGACCCAGATATCGCTACTCTAACATGTAAATCTCCGCTTAAATACGCGTAGTTCCGCAACTTCGCGCGAACGGAAGGATTTATGGTATAAAGATCCCAGATTGGGTAAACCTGGGATATAGTAGCTCCGAGGGCAGCATCAAAAGATGCAATCTCAATAGGTCGTAAGAAGAAATCATCGACGGGCAGTAAAGTAGTTTGACCTAGATCAAAGTAATCCGTTATACCACTAATCGTTTTTTCCTCTTCGTCACCCAATATATCGGCAACGTTCTCGTGTTCGGTTACATTTTGAACCAAACCTGTCTCTTGATGAGCTATGTCAGAAGATTCAGTAAAAATTTTGGGTTTCTGAGACTTGTGACGTTGATTCTTAAGAAACTTAACAGTTTCAATGGAATCAAATAATTCGCCAAATTCTCTAAGTTGTTTCCTCATATCATTTGCGCGGGAAAAGCTCCAAAGAGTATCATATGCACGAATATCATGAATATTGACCTCTGGTCGACCCAAATTGTGTTCCAAATGTGTGATATTACGCTGATGGTATGAAAGTAAAGAATCTAGACTACCATCCGTATCTAGTTCTAATGATACTTGTTTATGTTCTGCAAGTCATTGTGATTTAAAGAATGACTGTGAAGGCAACTCAATCTTCACAGGTTCTAATGTTGTTGTTGAGAGTAATAAGTGTCTCTCCATATGGCTTAAAAGCCCCACTCTTCCCCACAGCCTCAAAAATTGAATTCAACATTAAATTCAATTAAGATTATGCTGTGGAGGTAGGTTTTCTCCCTACAAAGACACCCTCTCAAGGATGTCAGTGTAGGTAGGCAGTGCGTTCTGCACAACCCTCAACACGATACTCGGTTCGAGAAGTTTGACCATCTCGCTCCGAATATGATTGTAATGATTTTCATCACGACTATGGAAAAACAACTCCCATAGAGACGATACACAAGTTGCAAGCAACTGCTCCCCGCGTGTAACCACTTTCGAATCGGAAGTCCAATACAGTGCTTTGTATATTGAACTAATGTCCAATTGGCCAACATAGCCTCCTACATCCGGTTTAAGAACAAACTTTCGTTTCAGAAAAGAAACATCATCTTGGTCTAAAAACTCTTGGGTGATATCGCCTTTGGATGCAGTTGTAAAACGCATTCCGTAGTAGACGGCGCAGTCCCTACTGTAAGTGATGTTGTTAAATGAATCAGCAACACGATCACTCACTGTAGCCAACAAATCGTCGCCGTATGTAACAGCATGCACTTCTTCAAAAAAAATCCAAATTCACGTGAACAGGATCCATGTAGAAAGCATACATTAACATTAACAAACCACGTAATGAATTATCTTCAGCCGTTGCATATTTACCCGAAGGTTGCATGCCTGGCTTGATAAAAATATCTCCAAGCACAGATACAACTGGATAAAGCCCGTCTGTTAATATACCCCTAGTAGCATTAAGAGCATAATCGTTATATCCAAGGTGTGTGAGGACATTTAGCACAACAGTCGCCGATGCATGTGATATCTCAAAAGGGTTTGACACATCGTAACCGCTGTAATCTCCTTCCATAAAGTTACTAGAGTGATTAGATAATCGTCGAATTAATTCGTCAGATTGACTGTGCATATTAATTCCTACAGCAGTGTAAAACACTTCGCTGTGCTCCACCATTAACGAATAAAAGGGGGAGAGAAGCATCCGCGCTGTACACAAGTAGTGCAAGGGGGACATGTAAAACATGCGCGTCTTTCCAGTAACGGATTTCTCATAAGTTCGCGGTTCATCTTTCAATGAAGCCCCAAAAATAAAACCCGCGCTTTCCTCATTTTCATACTTTCTGAACACATCGTATATCTTAATCTTTAGATCACTAGTGGGCTCACGAGTCTCCATATCAGTCATAAGTGGAAGATACTTCGTTTTTACACCGGTAAATCCATATCCGCTAGACGTTGAGGCATTTATGCGGGAGATAAATGGATCGTCCTTAACACCGTTGATAGCAGACTCTAGCTCCAAGGGTGAAAGTTGTTTTACACCTACTTCACTTAATCTTGTAATAATGCGCTTGGTAACCTCATCAATACACCTTCCAAGAACAAACTCGTCCAATGTTGGAGGATCTGTATTCATTTTGTTCAAATTAATGTTATAAGGAGAAAAATACTCGCCCTTTACATGTTTAGGTTTCATCATAGGCGGATAGAAATAATCTGTAGGTTTCTTCCCAATTACATTTTGGAAAAATGAAGGTAACATATCTGCTATTGCTGATTTGTGTATCTTACTTTTATTGTTGAGAAGAACTGGTTTCCCATCATGCCCTAAATAGTCAAGATTCTTAAAATGTTCAAATCTGAATGCTGATTTGTTCCCAGGAAGTTGGGTAAGTTCAAATCCAGCCTCGGATAAAATAGGCATCTGTATGTTTTTAAAATTTAATTTTTGCACTAAATTCGTTAATACTTCATGCGTTAAAATGGTGCCGAACGCCACGTTTCCTTTCTCGCAACCAGCGGCATGAAAGCCTATTATGCCCACGGTACTTGTATCAAGATATCCAATTATCGGTAGGCCACACATACCCGCAAAATGCGGTGTATTGTATGAGATAGCACAATCCAAAAAGAAGTCTCCAATATATTTGTCCGTAAGCTCCAGTTTTTTGTCAACGAATTCAAAGGTAATCTTTTTCCCATTCAAAAAACCTGCACTAGTAACGGGTACCGCCTTACACAAATGTTTGCGAATATCATTAAACTGTAATTTTGGAAGCCTTATTAAACAGATGTCATTAAGGCCCATTACAAAATTAGCTGCAGAAAAATCAACTTCTCTAGCATTATCTTGCAAATAAACGCTGCCTCTACAGTAAGAAATCGTGCCATTTGAACATCCAGCTAGGGCGTGCGCATTGATAAAGGCAATATTCCCTAATATGCCAAATGCATGTGTGGATCGTTGACCCTTTGTAGTCTTCACCACACAAGAAAGCAAATTGCGCCTTCCCAATGATGATTCCAACTCGGCACACGATCCATGATGTACTCCTCCTCTTACCTGGGTTGCATTATTCCAAACAGGGTGTTTCGAAGTCTTAACTCTAACGTAACCCTTCGACGCACCTAATTTGTTCTCAACTTCTATCAAATTGGTATCTACGGCTGCAGAACTGTAAAACGAAGATGATTCAGACTTGTTCTTATATGTGCTCATCAGGCGAAATGCTTTAATAAGTAAGGTTAAAGCAGTAATAACACCAATGGAAACACGTATCTGCTGCCAGGGAATATATTCTTTACCTGTCAAAGTCATAACTCTACAAGTAGATTTATACTTCCTTTGTTTCACTCGCTCAATCACAGATACATTACACAACATAAACGCTAGAAACATAATTGCGGTAATCTTTGGGACGAATATAAATCCAGCCAGAGAAATGGAAAACACAGTTATTTTCCGCTTATCACTCTTGATACTTCCAAATGCATCCAACAACATGGCGCACATAAGCCAAATCAAAAGCTCTTTAAAAATACTACCAACATAGTATTTTAAGTGTTTTATACAACCTTCGTAATTACTGGCAATAAAAGATCGTCCGCAGTCTACGTAAGGACCAAACTTGGAATACGCATTGTCAAGATATGGTGCGGCAATACTAACAGCTTTTGTGTAATAATTCTGCGCTGAATGAAAATTGAAATCCAATGATTCGGAAAAGACTTTCTCTTCCATTTCTGGTGAGGTAAATTCTTGCTCTACAAAATCATTGGAACCTTCAAAATCAGTGTCATCTACAGTCTTTTCATCCAAAAATGAATATAAATCGTGACTGTTCACTGCACTCTCTTTAGCAACATGGTTGCGAAAGAATGTTTCAATAGCGTGCACCATGTCATCAATAGAATCACCCTTATAAACAGAGGACCTATTAAAAGACATGTTTCCGACAGGCAAAGCTTCATAAATGTCCCACACGTATCGATCCAAAATGTTACCACCAGCATCCATAGACTTAGTATAATCTATGGAAGTAGATCCATCACGCATGAACTCCTTTTTCACTTTGACTTCGACATGTAAAAATCTGCGCATAATGGCGGACGGACAGATCGACAATTTTTCTGCATTGAGTGTCTTGTTGTTAGTGTCAATTAGAACTAATTCAGGATCAGCATAAAATTTGCCCTTATCCTCAACAGACGACATATCACATGAAAATGGCAATGAATCCACAAGAGAAGTTATTTCGGTTATAATGTCATCTCCAGTCTTTGAAACCAGAGATGGAGCTTTATTTCCTGCTTCAGAAATGTGTAGAAAAGGGTGACTAGCGGGTTGATATCCATCCCAATACTGGGAAGTACGAGGTTTAGACCAAATGTGTTCTGGAGAGAAAGTTCTCCCCACCACTTTAGAAAAAACACGAGCAAATACTTCCAGTAGTTTCGACTTGCCAATCCCAGGGGGACCAGATAACAATACACCAATAGGGCTCACTCTTTTAAGACTGCGCAACTGTCGATCCATTGTTAATTTTAAATTAACCAACGAGATATAGACAGAATGTATCTTGGCCTTACGGGGATTCGTTGAACCCATTTCGTCGTGATATGACTTGGTAAGAATTGACAATTCTTCAACCTTACTCCTGTAAGACCTTCTCTCCATCATACCCTCTACAGGAAGGCCTTGATAGGTAAAATCTTTATACGCGACAAGCATCTCATACTCACGCATAATACCAACATATGGATCTTCAGCAAGTATCACATCTAGGATAGATGATCCAGAAAGAAGCGATGTTCCATGTCTCAGCAAGCTCAAGACTCCGTCGAGAGACAAAAGCAGGACATCAAAGAGAGGCATTTTCGCAGCTTTACCAAAAACGTCTCCCAAACGCTTTGCTGTATCCTTGGAGAACCATTTTAACGATACAATAGTAACAATAAATTTTCGTAAAGACGTAACTAATTCACTACTAAGTACAGTTTGCAGTGCGACAACAAAACTGGACACATTCAAAGATTCCGAAAAAATCTTTGTAGGTGCGCCCATCAATTGTTGACACTGGTCCATTATCAGGTCAGAAGCCAATTGTACCACAGTCTCGCGCTGTTCAAAATCAGTTACTGCACATCCAAATTGGAAAAGTGCAGCGGTTGTATCTTTACCATTGCGTGAGCGGTAAAGTTGGTAGAATAAAGTGCACGAACTTAAAATAATACTTTCAACATGTGGAATTTCAGGAATATTTCCTGTCTGCATTTTGAGAGTATCTAGAAAATCTTTAAAAGTGGCAAAGAGTGTAGTACCGTCTATGACATTTGAAAAATCCCATTTGGTATCCACATCTTCACTCTCTGTAAGAATGCGGGTTGCATTCTTACGTTGATACTTTTTGTTCCCAGCAAATAACTCTAAGGCACGCTGCTTTTTCCGCTTCTTCTCTTCACGCTTCAACCGCAACTCTTCTTGTTTCTGCTTACGCATTAGCTTCTTTTCTCGAACCTGTTTGCCGGCCCGCCCTGCTTTTCCAAGCTCCATTCGACGTGTATGTGTGTCAAACTGGTGGACCGAAAATTCACGGAATTCTCGTGTCTCTCTTCTGCGTTCATCGACCTTACGTTGCAAAGCCTTACGAACATTCTTTTTTTCTATCTTACGTTGTGCACGGGCCTCATTTTTCTTCTTCACAATTGAATCATGGAGAAGGCCTAATTTGGCAAATTCCTCGTTAACCTCTCGCTTACTCATATTAAAATGTTCATCAAGTGGTTTTTTCTTGGTTTTAATCAATTTTTCTTTTTTCCTTTTGTGCTTTGAAAAAGCGCCAGGTTTCCAAGAAGCGGGATATGTTGATATCCCTGTAAAATTGAAAAATTTCTTCTCTGATGCGAAATTTTGTCTAAAAACTTCCATATCAAAGAGGGGTAAATCACGTTTCTTTCGCTTTTGATTTAACGAAATGATAACGCTAAGGGGATCATTTGATTTAATCAAACGCTTCTGTTCACGAACAGAAAAACTACTCCAAGTAGTGTTGAGTTTCTCTTCTTCCGTATCAGCGACTTTTAAAAGCCCGGTTTTGGTAAATTTAGCAATCCATTGATTTTAAGAAGTGGTGTCGAATTAGGCACCAAATCCGATTTAGTTTGTTAAGATTTATTCAAGAGTCGTCTTAGCTGAAAAGCTGTGACTCAACGCTTGGACCTCCCATCACTACTAGTACTAAAACTAGGTGACGGTTAGAGTCCAAGAGTAAATACAATTATAAAATGCATGATGTATTCATTATACATGCA